ACTTGTTGTTCTTCAACGGTGCGAACACGTCCAGGGGTCAGTGCATTGACGATACCGCGCACAATCGCACCGGTACCACCGGCTGCAATGGCTTCACGGTCTAAGCCTTCAAATATCTCAGCATCAGGATTGGTAGTGATCTGTTCCAACACCCCTTGTGCAATCCCTTCAACCACTTCCTGAACGGCTTCAATACCACCGGCCAACGATATGTCGGTGATCTGACGTAATACTTTGTTTTTGATAGCCGGTGGTACACGGTTTAGCAATGCATCCAAACCAATCTTTTCAGATACAGCCGTTACACCGCCACCTGCAAACAATGCTAAATCTGATGTGTTGCTTTGACCTTCAGTACCGGACGCTTCTTGACGTTCACCTTGTTGGTCCACACCCTGCATGAACATAGCACCGACCGCCGCTTGTGGGTTCAGCAGTGATAATGCAATCTGACCGGCCACTTGACCGACACCGCCTGCAATATCAGTGGCGATGTTCTCACGTTCAGCCGGTACATCAGCAATGTCTTCAGCTTGGGCCTTCAGTAGCGCACCCTGGCGTTTAATCAGGTTAGCCGGTGCAATCAGTTCATTGAACTCTTTTAACGCGTCAGGGATGGATTGTGACACTGCATCAGGGGTCAGGAAGTCAAGACCACGACCGACCATTCGACCACCGGCTTCAATGAATCGACCGGCACCTTCAACCGCCATACCGCCGCCTTCAACGAAACCAGCAGGGATAGACCGCAACGTGTCTTCAACGACTTGCATTACGTCGATGTCATCTTGTGCAATGACTGCATTGTTGTAATCAGTCAGGAAACCCGACGTACCTGGGGCACGCTTCGACATTTCATCAAAGTTGATCTTCTTCAGCTTCAGGTCAGTACTGACGCTGGTGGGGTCGGATTCCACCGCTTCAATTGGGATACCGGCTTCACGTTGAATCTTTACGTTTTGGGCATGTTGGGAAGGGTTCACCTTGAAAGCCTGATTAAGTGTGACCGGCTTCACGGTGTTGGTTAAGTCTTCGGCACCAAGGTCAATGTCTTCAACTACATCGGTAGGTTCGTTTGAAACGGTGTTCCAGTCAACATTGTCGAAGTTTATTTCATTCATCTGGTGGCCTGATTATATAAATTAACTAAAGTGGTAGTATTCACTGGGATACCACGCTTTGTCAATTCACGTTCTAATGCATCACGGTTGTCATCAATACCGGACATAACACGCACCAAGTTATCAGCAGTTACAGTTTCACCGCGTGAACGTAAGAATGATGAATACACCGGTATATCTTCACGTGGTACGTCTTCAAGTGACATTTCAGTGTCAATGAAACCCAGGAACCCATTTTCTTTGACCACCTTGCGTGACATATCATTCAACATTGTTGAGTATTCTTCACTGGTCAAATCGCGCCCTAAGTCTTTAGCACGTGCTTGGTTCTCAGCATTCAACACACGGTAGTAAGCATTAGCTTCTTCTTTTTGTTTAATGGACCAATCAGACCGCTTCTTACCGATAATCTGTTCAACGGCTGATACAGTTTCAGCATCACGACTACTGAAACCCAATGCACTACCTGAACGGGCACGTTTAATTTCTTTGTTCAACTTCTCACGTTCAGGTTTGGCCAATTGGTTCATGTAGTCGTCAACACTCAATTTAGCCTTTTCAGCTTGTGACATGTTCATCAGATTATAATAAAGGTTGAAGTCAGTGGTGACAGCTTTACCTTCAATCAACGACTGTTTTTGTTTCGGTGATAGCTTTTCCCATGCGTCAGGGTTTTGACTCTTAAACACTTCAAGTGACCCACCATCGAGTAAGTGGTTTTCAGCAGCTTCAAATGTTGCAGTGCGTTCTTCAGCTTTGGCCTGTTCACGTTGGTTGAACTGATGCATCACTTCTTTACGCGTAGCTTGTTGTAGTGCAGGGTCTTCAATGGTGCGCAATGCTTCATTGATTTCAGTACGGGTTTCATACTGGTCTAACATCTTATTAGCTTCTAACACTGCATATTGTGAATCACTCGCAGTCTTTTCAGCGTTCTTCTTACTATCAATGATCTTTTGTAATTTTAATAATTGTGGACCTTCGATCTTACCACGGTATTTATCCAACAATTCTTCACCGTCGGTTGAGCTGGTGGCTGTGGCTGACTCAACACCGGCGGCATAGAAACTTGAATCATATGTTTGTAACCGTTCTTTTAATGCTTCACCGGTAATACCTTCCAACTCAGCAGCATCAATAATCGACTGACGACCTAGTGCGTTTTGCACTTTAGTCTTTTCGCCGTCATTCCAATATAGTGATGCATTTTCAATGGTGTTTTCGACCGATGCATTGATAGTGGCCACTTCCCATGCTTTGATGTTTTTAGCAGCATGACGGTCAATATCAACTTGTGATGATGTGATATGTTTATCAGCAACACGTGCAAATACTTCTTGCGCACCTGGTGACTTCAAACCTTCAAGGTAAGTACGCTTTAAGTCTTCAAGCTGTTTATTAACATTAGGTGCTTCATCATACGCGGTACGACCGGCTGTGTTGAAATAACCGGTATCAGGATTAAAAAATAAATTGTTCTTTTCACGCTCGAATTTGGTAACAGCTTCTTCAGCAGCGGTGTTATCTAAGGTCATTTGCATTTCAGCAAAGCCTTTGGCAAGTTGCGCACCGCCTTCAAGCAACGGTTGACTGAATGCCCCAGGTGCTACATTACCGGCACGCGCACCCTGCACCACTTGTGTTGATACTTGTTGTTCACCGTATGTTGCAATCTTTGGCATGATCTTATTCCTTATTACGGTGGCGGTGTGTTACCGAAACCACCCTGACTTTTAGGCGTGTACCATTTACCAGCAACTTGCCCACCGCCTGATAAAATTGAAGTATAGAATGCATTTCGACCTGCTTTCTTAGCAGCCTTACCCTGTGAACGTGTGATGTCAGCCTGATCATTAAGTGACTGTGCTTGATCTTGAAAATTAGAACGTACACGTAACGCGTCAACTTCACCCATCAACTGAGTGTCTTCTTGAATATCGAACGCACTACCAACACCAACATCAACACCGGCTGTGGCCAACTGTGCACGTTGTTTTGATGCAAGTTGTGCGGTACGTTGACGCAACTTGTTTTCTTCTTCAACACCTTTGTTACGGGTGCGTGTGGCTTCATTATCCATTTGACGTGCATTGTACTTGGCGACATCATTCTGATACTCACCTTGTTGCTTGGCTGCATAGCCTTGGGCAACTGTACCTACTACAGCCATCGTAACGCCAATTGTTACTGGGTCACACATTATTTCATCCCCATATGAAACCGGTGAAATAGTTCACCATTTACACCGAAAGGTTCAGGTTCATCAAATTCAAACCCCAACCACTTCAACCACTGAATACTGACTTTGTTTTCAACATGTACGTGATTCACTAACTTAGGACAATGATATTTCATGTCTTCAACAACATCACGTGAATTTTTAAGAAACACTTTACGATGCTTGACCACATTATCAGTACCTAACAACCATGGTACACCGACACCAGCTAATGCGTTGTAACGTCTCAACCCCATCACAGCAACAGGGTCACCGTCAATGTAGATAGCTGTGACGTAATCTGACATTTCAACACTGAGTTCAATAGCTTCAGTCGGTGTTAATCCGTTGGATGCCATCACTTCAACAGCATCAGCATGACGCATATTGTCTGCTATAAATTGCATGAACTCTTTAGTAACTGGTTTAAATTCAAGCACTTATATCCAACTCCGGTATCACTGCCAACACTGCCATCGGTAGTGGGTCACGTTGCTCAATCCGCACGCCGCCACCTTTATTCCATTCAGGTGGTAATTCAATTTCGTCTTTATACGTGCGTAACGGTGGAACGTCGTAGTTGAAGTCGTCATCACGTGGTATCAACTCAGACATTTCAGGTTCTTCACCGTTATCCTTCAATGCACCGATGTAACCGCCGCGTGAGTCTTGTAACTGTAATGTAACCTTAGACACTGAAATTTCTTTGGCCTTCAGTGTTTCAACCATACTGGCAGCGTCAAGGTCCAATGTCTCAATCACCGGTGTGTACGGTAAACCGATATGAATAACGGATGCATCGAACGGTATGGTGATCTGACCACCAGTTACAGTGACATCTTTTACAACGGACCCATCAGCCAATACAGCAACGTCTTTACCTTCCAAATGGTCCAACCCTGTTATGGTTGATGCCGGTGAACCTGAATAAGTTAAACCTGAATCAACACAAAATGCATTAACGGAATCATCAACATATCGTGGTTCAATACGCTCAACATATCGTTTTGTCACACCGTTGATAGTACGACGAACTGACATATATGTTGCGTCACGATCACCTTCACTGATTGTTGTAACCGACTCAACAACACCATCAGTAATGTGTTTATGCCACGCCCACACTTGATGTTCACGCTGATAGGTCAGACCAAGTAACACACCGTCACTACGAACACACCACAAAATACCATAAGGTTCTGCACTGTATGTGATTTCTTCAACCTCATAACCCTTGAACAAATGTTCAGCCATGATTGATAAATCGTTACCACTGTACTTGTCATCACCGAAGTTGTACTTGAGATCACGCAGTTTGGCACCCTTGGACTGCACATAGATGACAGTATCATCCACAACAACCGGCGGCACCCATGACGCACCGTTATATGACTGCACACGTACACCGATGGTTGACGGTGTTAGTACTTGATCTTGACCTTCAGTGACACGCCATTCAGCGTTACTGGTCAACATGATCAATGCATCAAGACTGACCAAATGACGGATTTCATTCACCTGACGTGATGCGATTGCAAACGTAACAGCATCATCATCACGTGTCGGTTTGGATACCCTGAATGATTTATAGTTTGCCGTTTGGGTAGTGAACACAGTCTGTGGTTCATTATTGGTGTTAGCGAACACTTGACGTTGTTGATAATACGTCACACATGCTGGGTAGTTATCTGCACCGGTAAATGGTTGTCGGTCTTGCGGCGGCGCATCACTGGTAAGCGGTGCAGTATTGTAATCACGAAATAAAACACCCTTGGCATCACCTATCCAACCATAAATACCAGTATCAGCGCCAGGGTCTTTATACACCCTATAATAATCAACATTTGGCACGGCATCCCATGATACCCGCACATATGCTGTTTGACTTAATGATTTGGTAATGATTGATGCTGAATTTGATGGTAGTGATTCAACACCGTCAGCATCAACAGCCGTTACAACATATGTGTATTTCTTATCATAATCACCGGCACCGTCACCGGACTTACCTAAACCGCCGACATCCCATAAGATACCACCATCTGTGTAAGTATTAAATGATGTAGAGTCAACATTAATTTCAACAGTGGTACCATTAATCACGGTCACGGTGTAGTTGTTATCATTTAGTTCGGTCATACCATTAACACCGTTTATGAAAACTGTTTCACCGGTTGTGAATATACCCGTACCACTTACTGTAATCTGACAAGGATTTGATTTAGTTATCGCTGAAATACTTACACCGGCGCTACCAATAGGTTCTATAAACGGTGCATCAACCGTCGGTGCATAATTAATAACATTCAACGCCCAGTCGTCATGGTCCATTCGGGTTAGGTTACGCGGCGCATGACTTGGATGGCATATTGTCATGGTATCGGCTGACTGGGTGAAACTTAGACGTGACAACTGTGCTTCAGTGTAGGGTGTAGATAGTTCAAACAGTGCAGGACCGGCACCATCTAAAACGAAACCACCATCTTTAACCACTCGCATTTTCAAATGTTCAAACACCAAAACATAAGTCTGTTCTGTGTTGAACTCAAATGGTATCAGTCGCGCACGTTTATCTGATTGACCAACTTCACCGATGAAGCGTGTACCTGGGCGAGAATACACGCCACCTTGTGAACGTACTATGAAGTTCTCACAACGTGCAAGACCAGTGGTGTATTTCACCAAGTCAGCACGTGCTTGAATGCTAGGTGATATTTCACCTGATGTGAAACTGCGTTGTATTGTTTCAGTCATTATCGACGCACCGTTACAAATTCAGATTCTTCAATACTGGTGTACTGCTCATTAGCATTATTGCTAACTGCATTAGTCAAATACGCTTCATATATTTGCAACGATTGATTGCGCAATGGTGCGCCTTTTTCCACACCGGTTATTGAGATTGCAACTTCAGCAGCAATCAAATGTGACAACGCCATGATGAATGACGTTGTGAATAAATTCGGGTTAGTAATGTTCGCACGGTAGTCAATGCGTAAATTCGGGGTGTTACTTACAATCACACGATTGTTATTGATGTTGATGACTTCATACTTAACTTGTGGATTGATCATCAAGTCATCAGGGTAGCTGTATCGACTATTAACACTGTGGTCGACACCTTCAACTTCAGGTACTAAATAATTAATGTAAAGACAGTCTGAAGGGTATTGGTAAGCATAACGCCAGTTGAACACTTCATCGGTGAGTAATGACAATGGCTTCAGTTTATGTGCAAACTGCCATGCAGCATCAGTCAAAACCTGATCACGTAAAATAGGGTACTTCAGTTTACAGGCACGTGCTGAAACAGTCGCATCATCAAATGAATTGATTGCGGTAGCACGTATGTTATTCAACGCTAAATTACAGATTTCAACTTCTGAAGCCATCACATGTTACCTTATAAAGTTTCCACTGAACCAGCATCATCGTCACCGATAAAATCAGGGAC